ACTGCATGTTCTCCACAACCTAATCGTAATCATCTCCGTCCCTGCATACGTTGACGAGGATTGACTACCTGTAACTATTACCTCAATGCTAATACTTTGAACCTCTCGTTGTTCTGGCGAATTGACAACCTCCGTTGATGTAGGAACAACAACAATGTTGACACTGTTTGGATAATTTTCTTGAGGTGCTCTCCAAAAACTGTCAACGTCATCCAAAACAATTCCGTCATCATACGCAGAATCTAAAGCGTTTAATTTTGCCGCCATACCAGAATTCAAAACTGATATGATCGAATTGCAAGACGCTTGCGGATCTCTCAGCCCTGCCATTTATCGCTTCCATTCATTGCAACAATTAAATCTCTGGTCATTTCAGCAGTAAAAACTTCCGCTGTTTTTTGCGTCATTTTAATAAAGGTTCTTTTTGGCAGTTTCTTATTGCCGTAGTTATGAGCGTTAGCATACGGAACCCTTGAACCCAAGGTCAACATCTTACCGCCGCCACGATTGAAGATTAAGTTTCGACTTGTTGGTTTTGTCACCGATGCCTTTAGATCACCTTTCAAAACAAGCATTGGACGCTTGGGATAGTTGCGACTTTTCCAAGCAGAATATATTGGACTTAATGAAGGCCAACTTTCTCCGATGGATTGTCCTTTTGTATTAAACGCTTGCTTGTTCATTTCGGTAAACTTTTGACGGATACGCAACGCAGACTTTCCGTTAAATGGACGCTTTGCCCATTTAATCATCTCATCGTTTGTTGCCTCAAGTTTATCAAGGCCGTTTACCTTGAACTCAATCGCCATCTATTTCGCCTTGGCTTTTGCTTTAGGTTTTGGTTTATCACCATCAAGTAATTTTTTCAACGCATCATCTTCGTTCTTTTGCTTTGCATTCATTTCGTCAGCATAAGAAGCACCACTTGGAACATTGACTATTGTCGCATCAATGGCCGCCTCTATTTTTTTGATTGTTTCTGCGTCTGGTCGAACGCCCTCTGGGAGTAACCGAGACGCAACCCCTGCAACTTCTGCTCTTGCCATTTTTAACTCCTCACCAATGTCATTGAACCGCCTCCCGAAGTTCTCTCAACCTCGGCACTCGGAATGTCATATCTTCCATCTTGAATGTTTTTTATAACTCTATCACGTTCGACAACTAACGGATCAATTAAATCCTCAACGCCTTGAGCAGTTGAACTATACGCAGAATTTTGAACTCGTATTGAAGTCATCAATGCGTTTAAGTTTTTCAAAATCTTTGCGGCATCTGTTGCCGCTGTATATGTGACCGCAGTGTTTGACGGTTTTTCAATCTCAATGAACGGAGTGATTTCAACCGTTATTTGTCCGTCACTATTAACGATATCATCTGCAATAATCATATATCGTTGACCGTCACCTGCGACAACGAGAAAATCTCCCCTACGAACCGAACCCGTTAACGATCCCGAGTTTGCTTTTAACGTCAGAACGGTATCCATCAAGTTCGCTGTATCTTGCAAAAGGATTGTTCCTCCTGACGCCAACTGACCGCCTTGTTGAGCAACGGGAGCCGCATAACCTGTTGCTCTTAGCAATGCGTTGATCTCTCCGAAATCTTGAGATATAAATCCCTCAACTTGAGAACTGCTCGGATTACTATTTGAATCAATCGTATACTGTTGAACCAACGCTTGAACGTCTGCGAGTTCACAATATCCATCTGTTGACAAAGTTATTGCCACAAGTTACCCCTTCGTCTTGCGTTTTTTTGGAGCGGCTTTTTCTTTTTCATTACCATCAACCAATGTCATTTTCTCAGGATCATAATCAGCTTTGTTAATGATAGCAAAACTGTCTCCATTTTTTACTTTTACCGTTTCAATTTTTGGCATAGTCCCCCATTTTAACCTTCTAAAATTTATTTGAGATTCAACAAAATCATAAAGCGTCAGGAACCGTTTCAGTCCCTGACGCTTTTTTAAACTATCCAAGAATACGACAAGCCAATTCTGGACGGAGCAGAGTAGCACCATACAGAACATCATATTCAAACTTCCATTGTTTCTCCTGACGAGAAACTTCAAGACGCATGCTCAAACCAGATTTGTCATCAGTCACCTGACGCATAGTGTCAGAGTTGAGTTGAGCATCCATGATTGGAGCCATTGCAAAACCGAAAGCATTTCTCTGGAAACCGAGATTGACAACGTGAGATGCGGCAAACGTCAATGCAGTATTATCAGCAACTGTTGCATTCAACGCAGGTGCAAATGTAAGATTAGCACCATCAAGAGCAGAAACAACATACTGACCTGTATTACCTGCGAGAGTAAATATATCACCTGCAACTGGAGCATTGGAACCTCCATCAATAGCAATAGTCGTTGTCCCTGCGGCGTAACCACTACCGTTATTAACAAGATAGCTTGTCGGAGTTCCGTTCCCGTTTGTATGTGTCTTTACGTTCTGATCAAGATTCCAACCTGCTCCCAAAGCGTAACCAATGTCACCAGTGCGGATTCCTTCGCTGTCACCTCTCCAAGAAGTATCTTGCAATGCTCTTTGATTGATTGCATTACCTTCAGCATCGGCATCCATTACAACAAAACGATCTTCCATAGGTGCAAGGTTTGTGTTCAGTTTATTCCTTGCTCCAGTTGTCCAATCATTCAAGTTGCTTGCAAATGGAGTTGTCCCTGCCGTACCTGATTGAGAATAGATGCCCGTATATAAACCGAGAATATATCCATCAACATTGTTTGCCAAACTTCTCACTGCCTCATCACCTTGCATTGTGTTGAAATTATCAACGTCAATTTGAGTGATCTGTTGGTCAGTTAAAAAGAACCCTGCTTTATACCATTGATTCAAACTGATCGTCTTACTCGTCAACGTAGAATCAGACCCTGCGGCGAGAGTATTAGACGGAGAAACTGCACCTGCTGTAATGTCGGCAGAAACTGGAACAGTGATCGTGTCTCCACGATTTGCGGCGTTGCCTGTATAGGTCGAGTTGACCAGACGAGGCATAACTGCATTCTCACGCAAGACCTCAAGACCTCTTGCAATGAGTTTGTCTATTAGTGGGGTTAACGTGTTAGCCATGCGGCTTTTCTCCTTTCAAGAGAATAAAATTATGGGCTTTGCCCGTTAAAAAAAATGCTCTCGGAGCAATCGCCCAAGCCGCTCGGCAACTTTGGGATATTATGAAACTTCTGCGTCAATGCTCCTGTTTAAAAATTAACCATCAACAATCTCAACTTCACCTTTTGAAACTTCTGAAATATATTTGCCGATCTCGGAGCGGCGTATTTTTTTCTTTGCTGTATTTGCATCCGTCTGACCTCCGCTTGCACCAGAGCCAGTTGACTCGGCAAACAAAAAACTGTCAGACGATTTCAATTCTTCAACAACGTCAAGAATTCCTTGCGGCGTCTTACCGTCTGACGTCATTACGGAATTCCCATCCTTGTCAACTCGTATAGCGTTCGCACCATCTCGTTTGACATGCGGCCTAACTGCTCGGATAATGTGATCAACGGCTCGGTCGTTTTTCGCATTAGCCTTAATGGCCGCATCTCTAATTTGGTTCTCAACAATATGAATGTCAAGAGCGTTTTCTGCGTTTTGATGATTTTGTGCCAATTCGTTTATTTTTTCTTCATAACTTTGACGCATCGCCTCGGTTCTCTGGTCGAGTAGCTCGTCAACTTTACCCTCCGACAACAACTCCTTTTCCTGTTGCACTTTGTTTTTTTCTTGGAATTGTTTCAACTGGTTTTCAATGTCAGTTTGTTTTTTCTTCAACTCCTCGTTCTCGTTGTAGAGGTTTCGGTTGTTGCTTCTGAACTCATTAATCTTGTTAGTTGAATCGGTAGACAAAACAAAACTGTCTCCATCCTGACTGTAAAATTCTTTTAATGCGTCAGGCAACTGTTCAAATCCTTCTGCGTCAACAATTGTTTTAAGAGCCATTGAGATTTTTTAACTCCTTAATCGTTAAAGTTCGACCTTGTTGGTTTACTAAATCGGTCAACGTGATTTTATTCTCTTTAAAAAGTTCATATCTACCTTTACCAAGAATTCGTTCTTGTTCTTTCGATCCCATAGCATTTATTGATCTTGCGAACGATGGAATGGGTGCAGGTTTTCCATCAATCGGAAAGTTCTGACCACGCTTTGCGATCTCTCTGTTTAATTCTTTATCCAAGACGCCTTGCAAATCCTCAAGCGATTTGAATATTGGCGATAGAGTTGTCCGACAATTAAAATGCCAAGGAGGTTCTCCCATAAATTCAACGGGAGTTCCTCTAAATGGTTTCCCTGTTTGTAAATGCCACGCCCATCCGTTCCGAGTTCTGCAAAGCAATGTTGTTCTGTTGTCGAGTATTGCGTTTGCTTGTATCCCCTCAATTGCTTCTGAGTTTCGTTTGTAGCTTTCCATCCTTGCCGAATTAACAACCGTATCTGTTGCCGTTCTTATTATCGTCTCCGCTCCCGTTTTACTTTTGGCCATAACGCCATCACGGAACCCAAGATTGCGATTCCCCCTAACAATTTTAAGCATATCATCCAGAGATTGATTGTTTTTAATCGCATATCCTAAGCCCGTTTTAGTGTTAGACTTCAACCCCTCTTTTTGCCTTGTCCATCTTTGCTTTAACGGCAAGCCGCTTGTATTGTTTGGCATGATTCCGTTCTCGACAATTTCAATTCCAATTCCTTGAGGCAAAATATTTGGAGCGATTGGAATAGTGAACGCCTTCTGAGCAACAGAAGAAACCGCCTGAGATTCTACAACCGCCAACTCTTGAAAACTTTTGACCGACTTCGCCGCAATAGCTGAATAAGAATTTTCAATTGCGTTGTCTACCCTATCAAGCAACGCTTGTAATTGAGAACGATTGCTTGGTTCAACCTCTTTTAATAATCCGACAATCTCCCTCTGCAAATCATTAATGTCCTTCATAACATCTTTGACTTGCCCATTTGAGAAACGAATCAGATCAAGATCATGCTTTGTCAATAACTGATCGACTCGTTCATTTATGTTTGCCATTTACCCCTCGGCTTGCATTACCGATTGGATTGAGTTCTGGAGTTCTATCATCTCCTTCTCAACTGTTGGATCTGTATTAGGACGCAACAACTCGCCTCGGTCATACAAGAACAATAAATTGTCAACCGTCATATACCCTGCTTGAACGATCTGCATAAGTTTAACCGCCTCATCTGCCGACATGGTTTCAGCAAAAAAGTCATCGTTGAGAATAACAACAATATCTTCTGAAGTTGCTCCCTGCCAAGCCGCCAACAATGCAACCGCCTGAGTCAACCCCCTGTCAAGCGTTTCGGTAATCCCTGCAAGCGTTGCCTGATCACCTGCTGTTCTCAAGCGTATGGCGGCGGCGGCTTCTGCTTGATGTTTTTGTTTTTCGAGTAACCGCCCTCCAAGACTTGCCATTTTTGACTCATCCTCTTCCATTGCTGTTTGCATGGCTCCGAGTCCCTCTCCCTTGAATTCAAGGTAGCTTGCTTTTGCGTCTGGAGACTCACTCCACCAAGCCACACCAGAACCGATCCGATACCCCTCATTGCTTTTTGGAAAACCTGCAACAACTGGAGTAGGCAAGCCAGTATAATGCAAACCGTGATTATAGTCGCAAGAGATACGCCAGTGATGTAAATTAACATCAACGATATCAAGCAGTGGCGGCTTTTCAATTTCCATTCCAATCGAATTTGAGTTGATACAAACAAACGGAATATATTCAAGCGGAGAACCCGAAACTGTTGGAACTAATTCTTCAACAAGAATCCAATCCTCTCTGTCAGACGCTCCTTTAACTTTTACGTAAACACAAACAACATAAACTCCATCTTCCATTTTTAAAACTCTGATCCGCTGTTGTGGTATCGTTTGATATGGATCATCTGGATCAGTTACATGAGCCATCTCTGCGAGGGCAACCATCGTAACGACCGAACGACCGCCAATCCGTTCGACTCTGGAGTTAATAATATTCTCGGCAAGATACGGAACCAGATATGGTCGCTGTTCATCCTCCGAGTAATCGCAAAGCAAACCATATCTGCCAACCGTCAAGACTTCTCTCATCGCCTCTTTGGCTAATCCTTGAATTGATACATCGGTCAACGTAACATCTGCCATAAAGGGATCGACAATACCAGATTCAATTGTTGGCTCCCTGCGAAAACAAGCCCCGACCATTCCTTGAACCGTTCTCGCTGTTGCGTTGTAATACAATCCACGCTTTAAGTAGTTCAAATATTCAGTTGCCGTTTGTCCGTCTAATGGTGCAACGTATCCCTGACCGCTTGCAATCACCGCCTCTTGCCCTGCGTATGCGTCTCGGCATTTTTGCCATTGATGAGATACGAACTCATATTCTGGCGATGTCGAATCAACTGGCATTTATAAACCTCTCACTCTCGTAACTCCTCCGTCTGTTGCGTCCAGAAATAAATCCGTTAAACTCCAAACCAATGCGTCTAAACGGTCAGGCGATTCTCTGCCCTCATGCGTGTACATACAAAGTTGATCCTCAAGTTTTGAAAACATTCCGCAATGATGGATTCTCCCTTGCTCGTATAACGCCGCTATCGGTTCCGCTCGTAACATCTTTCCCCTTGCCGCCCTGACTGCTTTATAACTAACATTTTTATCAACCATCCGCAAGGTATGTTCGACCATATCGCCGCCTTGATTAACCTCGGCAACGATTCGGTCAGCGTTATATTTGTAATAAAGCTGAGTTGCTTTGATTGCCCATTCTTGAGGCGTAAACTTTCCCGAAACGTCATCAAGAATATATCCCCTGTTCCCAATTCGACCTGCAATGATAATTCCCGTCTCATCTGAATCCTCGCCTGACGTAACCGCAGGGTCAACTCCAACAACAATCCTCTCAAGGTGATCAGGCGTTTCATTAATGCGATGGTCATCAATCATTGACCGTTGCCATAACGCTCCAACAACATCGTCAAGGATTTCCGCATGAAGTTCTTGTCTTCCTAATCTCGTCCCTTCGTACCGCTCAATAATTCGATCAGCAAACGACCTCGCAAGATTCGGCAGGTTGTCATATGTCGATCCCCTTGTTACCTCAACCAGATCATCTTGTACTAG